AGCTTCTATTTCTGAAATCTTTTTTTCTTTTTCTTCTTCAGATAATGTTGATGCTTTTATGGCTTCAATATCTTTTTTCTTTTTCTTCTCAATATTAGCAAGTCCGCGATTATAAAAAGCGTCAGATATTGTTGACATAGCGTTTACAGCGGTTTGATATATTTGAGCAAACAAGTCAAACTTTTCTTGCCTTCGTACTTTTTCGGCTTCATCTTTTTCAAGTTGTTTTTCAAGTTCTTCAGCTTGTAACTCTTCCATGAGAGTATTATGCTCTTGTTGCGCTATAAGCAATTGTTCATCATAATACCGTTTTATGTTTACTTTTTCAGCTCCTAACTTTTCAGCTTCTTCAAGGGCTACCTGTTTTTCACGTAAAAGTATTTCGATTCTTGATTGTGTAGAATCAAGAAACTTTCTATTCCATTCATTTTCAAATTTAGCTTTATCTTCAGCTAATTCTTTAGCAGCTTTTTTACGTTTTTCCATTGCCGCAATATCAACTTCAACTTTTTCTTTTATTGCTGTTTTGGCTTTTTCTTCTTCTTTAACTTTTTCTTTTATTGCTACTTTTGCTTTGTTAATAGCTTCTATTTCTTTTATATCAGCAGCTATTTTTAATTTTTGTTTCGAGTACGCCATTTCCTGTTCAAGTCTGGCTTGCTTTTCAGCTCTTGCAAGTTCTTTATAATTCCCAGATAGATCTTTGATAGTGTTACCAAGAAACGGAATTCCTTTTGTCATTTTGGCAAGCATTCCGGTTGAAGCAGCTATTATTTTATAAAACTGTTCTTCAATTATTGAAGCAGATTGTTTTGCATAAAAAACTATACCCATCCATACACTTTTAAATCTTATTCCTAATGTGTTCCAGTTTTTGTACAAATATACACCGACAGAAATTAAATGAGTAAACCCTGCAATAATATGACCTAAACCACCTTTTTTTACAATTGATAAGATTATATCCCACACACTTTTAAATTTTGGGCCTAACTTATCCCAATGATTATATACATAAATCCCAACAGCAGCTAAAGCAACCAAAGCAGTTATTATCAAGCCTATCGGATTAGCTTTCATTACAACATTAAGAGCTATTTGACCTTTGGTCAACATTTTTATAGTAGTGAGTAGTCCTTTACTCATAATTATCATTTTACCAACTAACATAGTAACCGGTCCAATTGCAGCGGCCAAAGCAATCCAGCCGACAATTGTTTTTTGCATTCCAGGCGACATATTTGTAAACCAACCAGATAGTTTACGAATACCTTGTGCAACTTTGTCAACAATAGGTATTACTTGATCTTTTAATATCGGTAACAGTATTTTAGAAAATTCAATTCCAGAATCAACCAATTTATTTTTTAATAATTGTAATTGTGCTGTAAAACTTTTAAGTTGTTTTTGTGCTACTTCATTAGTTACACCTCCAGCATCTTCAAGACCTGTTTGATATCTTTTTATAGCTTCTGACGTTCCCAAAAGCGCCATAGTTGCAGAAATAGACTTATCAGTAAAACCAAGTGTTGTTAATTCAGAACGTTTTTGTTCATCTGACATACCACTTAATCTTTTTTCAAGATCACCAACAATATCAGCCATATTGTTCATGTCACCAGAAGCGTTATAAACACTTATCCCGGCTTCATCAAAAGCTTCGCGATTATTAATACTCGCCTTTTGCAAATCTCTTAAAACAATATTTAACCATTCTCCGGAACCAGCACCTTTAATCCCCTGATCGGCAAACGCAGCCAAAACAGCAACACCCTCTGTGATATCTTTATTTAGCAGTCGTAAAGCTGCACCACCTTTATTAGTAAGCGACTCAGAAAATTGTTTCACCGTAGCATTCGCCAGTGTATTAGCTTTTACTAATACATCAGATACGCGAGCCATATTATTCATGTGTTCAGCAGTGTTTTGTGAAGACATCCCTAGCGCGCTTTGTGCATCGGTCAATAAATCAGTAGCCAAAGCTAAATCAAACGTTCCAGCCTGTGCGAAACTCGCAACAAGAGGTAACGCCTCTATAGATTTAGCAGCGTCTAAACCTGCACTTGCAAGATAAAAATATGAATCAGCGGCTTGTTTAGCTGAATGAGTTGATGTCAAAGCAACTTGCCGCGCAGCCTTTTCCATTTTCCCACGCATCTCATCAGACAAATCACCCATAATAGCGGTTGATTTCGTCATTGCGTTTTCAAAATCAGCTCCAAACTTAGTTACAGCAACAGCAGTAATTCCCAATGGCAAAGTAAGCGACTTGGTAAACTTTTGCCCAATAGCTCCAACCTGGCGACCGAAATTAGCAATCTGTCGTTGTGTCTTTTTAATTTCTTTCTCAACTTTATTCACACCATTAACAACGTTATTCACGCCTTTAATCGAAACAATCCCGAATAAACTAAAAAGTTCTTTAGCCATTTTTCGCTTTCTCAATTAGTCGTTGTACGTTTTCCATTGCTTTTTCAGCTTCCTTTTTCAATTGCTCTTTGGTTACTTTTACTTCATCGATTAAGTTTAATTTCTTTAAATACCTTCTCCAATTATCTTTCAAGCCTTGCGAAGCCAACATCTGCCACGCGGTAAACGAGGCAGCGATTAACTGGTTTTTAAAGTTTTCGTCTTTTTGTTTTTGTAGATACTCCCCTCGAAACAATAAAGTGTTGTACTCTAAACAATCGAATTCATCAACAGATAACTTGTCATAAAACCGGACACTATCTTCTAACTCTTGAACCGGCTTGCAAAGTCGCTTATCTGTTTGCGCAACTGCAAGCCCTTTGAGAAAAAAGATTTAAACTTTTCTGATGTAACTAATTGACTAATTATATCGATCTCTATATCAAAATCAAGATCATCAAATTCTTCAACAGTAACACCAATCAAATCAGCAAACCACGCGGTCACATCTGTTTCAATTACGTCCAGCATATCTTTGAGCACATCCATTGACATACTCAAAACGTTTTCAGTTTCTTTTTCTTCTGATATTTCTTCTTTCTTGTCACTTGACGGAACCATACCAACAAGTTCTTTTCTTCCAGTTTTTTTAACAAATTTTAAAATTAACCCGGTTAGAGTTTTCCGATCTTTCCGGGTTAATTTTCTGATTACATGTTCTGACATAAAGCCCCCTATACGCTTTTATTAAGCACTACTCGGCCAGTAAATTGTCCACGGTTCAGTATCTAAATCTGAAGGATCAAAATGAGCCGTAAATGTTACCGGTATTACTCCCTCTTCTTTGTCTGCAAAAGATAATTCAAAGTTACTGTCTGCCAGTGCATTGTCAAGCTTAATACCCATTGCTCCTGTAGTTGTACCGGACACTTCACCAACAATTGTAATATCTGTGATATAATCAGCAGCTTGTATTTTAGTGTCCCTGGTAATCGCGTCCCAGTCTACTTCAAAAGTAGCTGATTCCGAAGCAACAATCGACCGCTTCAAATTTGTAACCCCTGGTAGCACCTATAAGAGTACCCATAGATGAAAAAGTTGTAAAACCTGTATAAACCGCGCCACTATCAATAATTAAACTATTGTATGTGGTTGCGCTTACACCGTGATGTCTTGCCATTATAAGACCTCCTGTTTATCTTGAAATTGTATCAGCCCACTTTTTCCGTGTACCTCTTGCTGAAAGGCGAACGGTATGGCAGGTTGTTTTACTATTGTTTACTGGTTCTAATCTGTTGTTACTTCTATATAATCGGATTGTTGTAAATTCACTATCATTGGTGATAATAGTACGATCACAAACATAAATTACTCTTTTAACTATTTCTCTTATAGTTTTTGTAGCTGTTTTTAGTCCGTAAATATCTACTTCGATGTCAAATTGATCAATAATCAATGAATCAGTTTCATTTTCTTCAATATCAAACACTATGTACGGTAATTCAGCCTCTTCTGGTGCATAATCTGAGAATATCGCTGGACTTGACTCAAACGTTGTTATACGTGTTGTTAACGCTGAATCAGCAGCTAAAAGTGTTATCAATGAAGATTCAAACATTATTCCCAACTCTCCGAAAGCATATCTTTTATAATCTCTTTGTTTTTATCAAATGTTTTATGAAAAAACGGTCTTTTGGTTTGTTCTTTGTCTGGCTCATGACCGAATTCAACTAAATGAGCATGCGAGCCTTTTCCTTTTTTTGCTCCAACTAAGACCTGTCTGCCTTTTGTTGTTTTTACTCCCATACTTTTGCGTAAATTACCAGATTTTTGACTCGGCAAACCACCCGGAGACGACACACCCCTGCCACTTATAGCTTTTCTAAGTCGTTGTGCTAAAAACATTCCGGCTTTTTTTCTGTTAAGCAATTCATTTTTATCAAATTCCTTAAATATATCATCGGAATTCAAAGTCAATTGTGAATTACCCACTTTAATTGTTTTCAATCTCTACGCTCCTTACACACACAAAAATTCAGGATATCACGTTCCTGGAAGTTTTCAACGGTTAATATTTCAAACACTCTGCTATCAAAAGTTATCCTATTCTCCGATTCTACAAGTGTAATCTCACCACGAAATTTTATATAATGAGTTGCGTTTACATTAATCGACCGATATTCAAGTTTTTGTTGCGCTCTTATCGGCAATATTGCAGCAGGGACACTACCATAACCAGATACCGTAGTCCAATTTTCGGTAAAACCACCCTCACCATCAGACACATTAGCGCGTTCCTCAATAGCGACATAATGCCTACATTCAGAAGCCAAACTCTTTCGCGGTATCCTTTTTAACAATTCCAAACCCTCTCCGGTCTAAGTATATCATAAAAAGCTTTTGGTATTTCCTTGTACTCACCTGTTCTGTTTTCGTATCTATAAGCACAATACAAGTAAATAGCGTCCTTTACTGATTCCGGGACATCTGCAGCAGCACCATATCCGGCTACATACCTGACAATCACACCGTTAACCGGTCTAAGAGTAGTTGACGGCCAAGTTCCGCCATGCTGTAAACTTACTCTTCCAATTTCACAAGTATCAACAATGTAATCATCTGAACTTACAGTATACTCAGTTTCATCGGTATCATAATACTTAATTGACGTAATAGAAACCAAAGGCGGACGCGGTAAATTAAAAGGTGACGGAGGAAAGCAATCAAAATACAATTCCCAGGTTTGAGTAATATAGGCTCTGTTCTGAAAATCCTCTGCTAACTTCCTACCGGCTGCAATCCAGGTGTCAATCAAATCATCTTCAGTACTTCCGACAATTCGAGTATAGAGTCATTTTTTATCCATTGTAGATAGTATCTTCAATCATTAACACAGACAAAATATTCGCTGCATTACTATTCGCATAGTGAATACATAAATACTTGTCAGTCGGTACAATGATTGAAGGTACACAAAAAACAACTACAAAGTTACCGGTGTCATCAGTAATTGTATGTGTTTTTGCTGCTGTCTGTGCTACGTCATCAACGTAAATCGGCACATTTTCAGTTAATGCAACCGGTGTTGTTCCGTCCGCGTCATCTGCAGTGTATAGTGTAAGTACCAAACTTGCAGCATTCGCCATCGTCACCAAACACGTGACATAGATAACATCAGACTTTGCAGGTAAAATACCTTTGTAATCTGCAGTTGCAGTTGTTTCTGCGTGAAAAACATCCCGACTCGCAGTCTTTAGCGATTCGGGTATTAAAGTTCTGTGAGGACTCATTTTAATTTTCTCCTGTTTAAATTATTTATTTATTTACTTTTTACAATTACGCTCTTTCTGCAACTGCGATATAAGGACTCATCTCAAAACTTGAATTACTGTAAGCACCAACAGTACTTGAAGTATAAGGTGCACCATTCATCCGATACCTGAAACGGAATGTCTGTTCGTCATACAAAAATTGTACGTGAATACTGGTATCAGCAGTGATTCCACCCTTATCAATTACAAGATAGTCACTCATATCTGCAAGAATAATATCGCCTAAATCACCAACTGTAGGACATTGTTCAATTACTTTTACAGGCCGTCCCATTAATGTACCATAAGGCTGCCCTGCTACACTATTACCAGGGATGTACACTGG